ATGTTTGAAACACCAAATGGTCAATACCCAAAAACAGTTGGCACGGTAATTAAGGGAAACGAAGTTGGAGGCATACCAACACAGGGTATTGTAGAAAATATTGATGTTTTAAAAGAACAAACCTATCAAGGCATAGCGACAGCTCCGGTAGATATAGATAACCTAGTCAGACGAGTGCCTTTGTTGATGAAAACACCTGATGGATGGTCGCCTAGTTTTGGCACAGAAATACTAAAAGCATTAACAGAAACAAGGTCTTATATTATTACTACAAATGATAATGGTATTCAGGAAATAGCAGTCAGACATTTACCTCCAATAAAAACAGATAATCTTGGTCGCAAGTGGGTTAGTTGGGTTGACACACCACAAACTACATTAAAAGAAATGAAAGTTGCAGGAAAGTTTGTAATCATTGGAGTCACAGCCAATGGAATCATGCCACAAGTAGCAACTCCAGTCGGATTATTAGAGCCGCATAAAATACAAGCAGCACTGGCTGAGTCAATTCTTTTAGAAAACTCACCAATAATCCCTGATTGGTCTTTAGCAGCAGAAATACTAATTTTTACTATAATCGTGTCTCTAACATGGCTCCTAATCAATTATCTTGGCATGACCCTAGGCATTGCATTAGCAACCTTAACAATGTTGTGTACGGCATTAGGTGGTTATTGGTTAATACAGAAAGGAATTTTACTAGATGTAACGTGGACTTTAGTCTCACAATTCATTGCAGGAGCTATTGCTTTCTATTTGCGTTTCAGAGAACAGTTTAAATTGCGTTTACAAATTAAAAAACAATTTGAACACTACCTTGACCCAAGGCAAGTAAAACAATTACAGAAAAATCCTGACTTATTAAAGTTAGGCGGAGAAAGAAGAAGGTGTACTTTTATTTTTACAGATTTACGAGGATTTACCGCACTAAGCGAATCAGTTGAACCTGAGCAGGTTACATACATTATGAACAAAGTTTTAACAGCGCAGGTAGATGCAGTACAAAAACACGGAGGCTTGGTAGACAAATTTATTGGCGATGCCGGGATGTACATATTTAATGCACCTCTTGATGTAAAACATCATGAACAGATAGCTTTTGAATGTGCTTTAGATATAATAAAAAATATTAAAGTGGTAAACCAAGAGCTAGAAGCAGAGGGTATGCCATCTATAGCCATAGGCATTGGTTTAAATACTGGTGATGCCATCGTAGGTAATATGGGAAGCAATACTAGGTTTGACTATTCTGCTATTGGAGATGCTGTTAATATCGCAGCTAGGCTAGAGTCTGCTACTAAAGAAAGAGGAGTAGACATTCTCATTGGTGAAGAAACAGAAAAGTTTTGTGGTTATTCTTTAAAAGTGTTAGAATCTATCAAGGTTAAAGGGAAAGAAAAACCATTAAAAATTTATACAACAAGTTAATAAGATTTATGGCAACAACAAAAGAAGCAATTACCAAAATAGAAGCACACGAAAGAGAGTGTACGATTAGATACGAAAACATAGAAAGAAGACTAGAAGACGGCTCAAAGCGTTTTGATAAGCTAGAAAACATGATATGGGCTGTTTATCCATTTATTTTACTTTCCGTGGTTTTATCTAGGTTTGTATGAGCAAAGTTTTAATAGGTATAGTTTTTGTTTTAACAGCTATAACTTATTATTTATTTACCCAAAATCAAACACTTACAGCTAACAATCTTGCATTAGAAGGAGCTGTTGCCACACAAAAAGAAGCAATTGCAAGCCTGCAAAACGATTTTACTTTACAAACAAATAGTTTATTAGAGCTGCAAGGCAGAAACCAAGAGATTCAACAAGAGATGTCAAGGTATCTTGATATATTTAAAAGACATAATTTAACCAAATTAGCAGCAGCTAAACCCGGCTTAATAGAACCAAGAGTAAATAAAGGAACTAAAGATGTATTTGATAGCATTGAAGAAGATAGTCGTAACATCGACAGTCTTGATGATGGCTTGCAGTTGCAGTCTAATACCAACTAAGCAGGTAGAGATTGTATCTAAGCCTATAGAAAGAACTATAGTGCAACCTATTATGCCTAGGGAAATAGACTTAAAAGACCCATATTGGTATGTTGTATCAGATAAAAACATAGAAGAATTTTTAGTAAGAGTAGAAAAAGAACACGGACAAGTTGTATTTTTTGCCATGTCAGTACCAGATTACGAACTCATGGCTTATAACATGCAAGAGTTAAAGAGGTATATAAATGAGCTTAAAGAAGTTGTTGTGTATTATAAAAAAGTTACGACACCACAAGAAGGAAATAATTAATATGAAAATATCAGATGAAGGAATTAATTTAATTAAATTTTTTGAAGGCTGTCCTACAGATAAAGACGGCAATGTAATTAGTTATAGGTGTGCAGCTAATAAAGCTACTATAGGATTTGGCAGTCTAAAATTAATAGATGGTAGTCCAGTAGAAGACGGCATGACCATAAGCAAACAAGATGCTGAAGATTTACTTGCACACGAATTACATGAGTACGAAGGTTATATCAATGACATGGTTAAATCTGAATTAAAACAAAACGAGTTTGATGCTTTGGTTTCATGGGTTTTTAATTTGGGACCTAGCAATTTGCGAGCCTCTACACTGCTGAAGGTTTTGAATAACAAGGACTGGGCAGATGTTCCAAACCAAATTAAAAGATGGAATAAAGTCTCAGGAGTACCTAACGAGGGATTGATGAAAAGAAGAAATGCTGAAGCCTTATTGTTTGAGGGCAAAGAATGGGGTACAGTTTAACTGACATGTTTGTTTGTGGATATTCACGAATATCTCCTCTCTCTCCTCAACAGCGTGTCAGGAGAGTCAAACGTCCTTTAAAACATTTTGGCTCTCCACCTAATGCTTAATTTAGAAAACATAAAATCATTTGATGCTTTATCAAGAGATGAGCAGGTAGAAGCATTAACTCTTATAGATAAATGGAAAAACTTAAACGCAAGAGACAGATGTCGAGGTGATTTTTTAGAATTTGTAAAATTTCATTGGGAAGGATTTATTATGGGAAGACACCATAAAATTCTTGCAGAAAAACTAAATCGTATAGCACAGGGTAAATGTAAAAGACTTATGGTTATGTTGCCACCAAGACATTCTAAATCAGAATTTGCTTCTACTTATTTTCCTGCATGGATGATGGGTTTAAATCCAAGTTTAAAAATAATACAAGCAACCCATACAGCAGAACTAGCCGTAAGGTTCGGTAGAAGAGTGCGTAACATCATTGATACCGATGAATATCAGGCTATCTTTCCTGAAATAAGCCTATCAGGCGATAATAAATCAGCAGGTCGTTGGACAACCGATGACGGCGGAGAAGCTTTCTATTCAGGCGTTGGTGGTGCGATTACAGGTCGTGGTGCTGATTTACTTATCATAGATGACCCACATTCTGAGCAAGATGCTATGTCGCCTACTGCTATGGATGCTGCATGGGAGTGGTATACCTCTGGACCTAGACAAAGGTTACAGCCCGGAGGCACTATTGTACTTGTAATGACAAGATGGAGTACCAAAGATTTAGCGGGCAGATTATTAAAAAGACAGTCAGAAACACACGCTGACCAGTGGGAGGTTGTTGAATTTCCTGCAATTATGCCTGAATCAGAAGAACCTTTATGGGGTGAATTTTGGAAAAAAGAAGAGCTATTATCGGTAAAAGCATCATTGCCAGTGTCAAAATGGAACGCACAATGGATGCAGAACCCAACTGCTGAAAGTGGCTCTATAGTCAAAAGAGAATGGTGGAACACTTGGGAAAAAGAAGGTATACCAACTTGTCAGTGCATAATTCAAAGTTATGATACAGCTTTTAGCGCAAAAGAAACTGCTGACTATTCTGCTATTACTACATGGGGTATTTTTGACCCTGAAGATGGTAGCGAAAGTGCAATTATATTATTGGATGCAGGCAGACACAGAGTTGACTTTCCTGAATTAAAAAACATAGCACTAGAAGAATATAAATACTGGGAACCAGATATTGTACTAATTGAGGCAAAAGCAAGTGGTACACCACTAACACAAGAACTTAGAAAAATAGGCATACCAGTACAAGCCTACTCACCAAGCAGAGGACAAGATAAGGTTGCAAGAATGAACTCTATTGCACCTATGTTTGAAAGTGGTATGGTATATGCTACAGAAGACGCTTTTGCAGAAGAAGTTATAGAAGAGCTTGCAGCTTTTCCCTTCGGTGAAAATGATGACTTTTGTGATTCAACAACCATGGCTTTAATGAGAATTAGGCAAGGTGGATTGATTGATTTAGATAGCGATTATAAAGATGACATGTCTATGGATAGAAAGGCATTATCATATTATTAATTTTATGGATATAATGGATTTACTGTGATTGAAAACAAAAATCAAAACGAACGGTTTAGTAAAAATAAAATGTTTTTACAAAACTTTCATAATGACGTTTTGCAAAAAGGTAAGCAGGGCAAAGAAGGAAAAGATACAGTGACTATGAAAATAGTTTCAGTTGGCGATGCTCCTGACAGACATTACTTATTGCCTGCTTTTGACCCAATAACAGGTGAAGTTATGACAGATAATGACAAGATTTTAGACAAGTATAGGTCTTTAATAGAATCAGGAACTATACAAAGTTACAAAAATCCTGTTGATGCAGAAAAAGATAGAGATGCTATGTACAAAGAAATTATAGGTGTAAAATAAAAAAATGGTTACAGAAAGACAATTAGGAACAGAAAACAATCCTGACGTAATAGACCAAAGCAAGTCTGTTAATGTGCCTGTGGATGAGTTTGCTGTAAATGCACCCGAACCAACATTTGATGAAGCAATGATTGATGCTATGGAAATTACCATAGGAGAAGACGTTATATCTTTTGATGAGCCAATGGAAGAAGCTCAGGAAGAAATACCTTTTGATGCTAATTTGGTTGAATACTTAGACGAATCTATTTTAGGCTCGCTATCTTCAAAACTTATTTCTTCGGTTGAAAACGATAAAGAGTCAAGAAAAGAATGGGAAAAAACATATACTGACGGTCTTAAATATCTTGGTATGAGGTTTGACGAACAAAGAAGTCAGCCGTTTGAAGGCTCTAGTGGTGTCATACATCCAATATTATCTGAAGCAGTAACACAGTTTCAAGCACAAGCTTACAAAGAGCTATTGCCCGCACAAGGCCCAATAAAAACACAAATAATAGGCAGAAGAGATGCCGAAACAGAAATGCAGTCTGAAAGAGTGTGTGAATTTATGAATTATTACATCATGAATGAGATGCCTGAGTATGACCCTGACTTAGACCAATTGTTGTTCTATCTACCGTTATCTGGTAGTGCTTTTAAGAAAGTGTATTACGATGCAGCCAAAAATAGGCCTATGTCTAAATTCATTCCTGCAGAAGATTTACTTGTACCTTATAACGCAACAGATTTATTATCAGCAGAAAGAGTTACTCATGTAGTCTCTATGAGCAACAATGAAGTAAGAAAAATGCAGTTATCAGGATTTTATGCTGATGTAGAATTAAATGATAACGAGTCTGTAATTAGAGATAACATAGACAAAGAAATAGATAAAATACAGGGTGTTGAGCCTGATTACAGTGATGATGAACAAAGAAGAATATACGAAATACACACTGTTGCAGAGATAGAGGGGTTTGAGGATGTTGATGATATGGGTGAGCCGACTGGCTTAAAAATACCTTATATCATTACTATAGATGACTCATCGCAACAAATATTGTCTATAAGAAGAAACTATGTGCCTGAAGACGTATACAGAAACAAAATAAATTATTTTGTACAATATAAGTTCTTACCCGGACTAGGTTTTTACGGCCTTGGTTTATCACACATGATTGGTGGTTTATCTAAAGCCTCTACATCAATACTAAGACAATTAATAGATGCAGGAACACTAAGCAACCTGCCTGCAGGATTTAAGGCAAGAGGTATTAGAATTAGAGATGAAGCCTCACCAT